CTGCGAAGGGAGGTTGTGAATCCTCCACGAATAATTTCCTATTTATTTTTAATAGTTTTTTGTTTGTTTTTCTTCCGCGTATTGGTTACGGAAAGGAAATTAACGCCGCTGCAAGAAGCGGCGAAGAAAATGCCAGACTAAGTCATTTTTAATGAATAATCTTTCTCAAATATCTTCGCCATGCCGATGAGGTGAAACTCATCCCCTAAGACGCAGTTGTTGATGGAAGTACAGATATCCTGAAGCTCACACTCAGTGAGCTTGTATCTCTCCAACAACCAACTATCGCTGAATTCACTACTATAGTCTGCAATATCGGTGATTTCACTCACCGTGTAGTGGGTGAACTGTTCAACCACCTCCTCCAAACAATGGGAAGAAAACCTATCTCTCAAGGCCCTCAATATTGAATTACCACACTCGTGTCTCCATCCTTTGACAACCCCACTGACGAACAGATTCATACGTTCATCGTTGGTTGTCGAAGCGAATGCACCCCCGCTCATGCCAAGATGCTTACATTCGAGGTCACCATCGATGGTGCCAAGGGAACGCATGTAAGCAGCCACATTCATGACTGGGATGTAGCATCCACGGTTTTCACTCCACGTGAAAGACCGCTTTAGGAACTGGATGTCTGACATTGAATCGCACTTCTCGTACGTGACGAGGTGCCCCACTTGCGCGGCGCCATGCATAATGCAGGCTTCAATGTCGCCCTCTGTAATCGGTTTCCCTGGGCCGGATGTCTGGGTAGCTTTTTCACAAACCTCTGCAAAGGCGTGAATAGCAATCAAAAAACTACCGGCATTGTTATCAACGGTAGTATTAGGATGTCCAGATGGCTCCATGGGACCATCAAATCTAATGGTAATGCTTGTTTCTTTGTCGGTAGGTGACTCGACATAGTAGGGTAGCATATTCCCTTCCAACAGACCCCATGCAAGGTTTGGGTCGACGTTTGCTTGTTGTACGTGGACTAGGGTGAAAGCAACAATCTCCTGTGATGAATCATTAGATGAGACATCAACATTCGACATGAAACCAACTCCGTTAAATCGACCTGCGTAACAACTATCATCGGAAGAAATTGCAACAAACATACAATTCTCAGTCCGGTTAGCAAAAGCGAGCTCGCGTGCGATGAATTCAAGATCCAGACCAGATGGCTTGGAATAAATGAAAATACGCAACAAGTACCCATTAAGGACAAACTCGTGGAGACCATGGGTAGCAATCTTGGTGTAAGCGGGCAATGAGGAGGCATAAATAGCCATCGCACCCATATCCGCTACCAAACGATCTGACTTCCCTGGCTTACGTAGCTCAGCCTTCATCTTGGATTTTATCTGCTTACAAAAAGCACGTAATCCAACCTCATCATCAAAGGGTATGCCCTTGTGAATGTTCTGGCGCAATTGCTTCTTAATATGAGGCATTGAGCTGGTAACATCACGACTTGACCATGGATAATGTTCATTCCAAAGACGCCAGACACCATAAAAACCATTCTTGGCTGAATTCTTGACGAAATCAGTAGTAGCTTCAAGGTATCCGGGGCGAGTGAGCTCCATGAATGTCACCATGGCATTCCAAATGAAACTCTCCCTCGCATCAGAGGCACCAGGGTTGCTGAGTTGCGTGTAGGAATCACCGTCACCGGCGATACGCTTTCCACGTAACACATCAAGACCCTCAACGATGCGCCAACCAACATGGGTGGCGCAATAGGTTACAAGGCGTGTGCGAGTCCATGCGGCAAAGTCCAACGCATTTTTGCGATACTGATCTTCACCAACACGGCGCCCGACAAGACGCTTGATACTATCTTCCATTGACCTCGCATTGAAAAGACCATCTTCAAAGGTATTGAAACCCATGAACTGTACAAAATGGGAGCGGTGGCGTTCGACTTGAGCGACCTTGTCGTCGCCGAACGTGATATACCAGGGGGATTCATTCCCCTCCTTCTCTTCCTCGTCAGGCATCACAAGACGCGCTTGACCGGTGAGAGTGAGGGTAATATCCCCCCTGAGTTCCCAATCATGAGGTAGCGCGGTGGGTATACGTGGTGTGTACCACATAGACCCCCTCTCAACTATCCCATGCCGCAATGACAAACCCAAATTTGCACGTTCCCGACCGTGATCACCCGATCCAATCACACCACCATTGTTCATTATCTTCCCAACAATATCACTGTTCAACAACCTCTGTGCGCAACAGGAATGTTTGGAATCGATGACAAAATTACAAGTGGATGTCATAATAGGGTGTTCTGAAATGCTAGCGAGGAGATTAGCCGTAAACGTCTTAGCAACCCCAAAAACACCAGAAACGAAATGCCGGTCAACTGTAGACCCACGACATTTACTACGAATCGAGACAAGCAAAGGACTATATACAATGTAGTCCTTGGCGGGGTACGAGATGACATGTCCTAATTCATCCCGCAGCGTGTAGGCACCGATGTTGACAGTCTCACAACAATGTGAAGGCCTGTGGCGGATAGTGTTGTCTGCAGCAACACTACTAACTTGGTACCAACCGCACCCGTGTGCTTTAACGTAAACACGAGCGAGGACGTGTTCCTCCTCCGCGCCAAAGTAAATGTATTCAAGATCGGTGTCGTCTGTTTCAAAGACACCATCGGGTGAATTACTAATATCATACTTGGCGGAAGTGAAAGTGGTGATTGTTGGCGGAACGACACGTTCAGCCAATTTTTCAAGTGCCACAATCTTCTCAGGTACGGCGTGGCTATACTTGCATTTATCTCCAAATGAGCAAGCACCCTCCGCAAACTGAAAACACATCTTCACAGCTTTTGAATCTCCGTTTTTGTTATCTACGCGCTTTCCGGCTTGCGCGTGATTACTACCCTTATGCGAGTTACCTACAGCACCGAACCTCATCTTGTTCGCGGCTTCCTTTTGCACACGAACACGATCAGCTTGGTCAATAGATGCAGCGGACGACGACATGTCGTCACCCTCGGTAAACTCGCCGTGGGAGCCATTTAATTGCGGTGCACATAGGACAACACCACAAACTTGCACGGGGGTGGTACAAAAGTCACACCCAGAAACGTACAAGCCTGGCCAACGGTAATCGCAGTTGACACAAAGATTCCATCCTTCGTATACCTGCGAGCATGGCTCAACCCATGACTGACGCCGCGTTGGACAGTTCCTGTCAACTAGAAACTGTCGTGCGGCACGCCTGTCAAACGGTGCAACTTTAGTTAAGTCGCGCCAGACAGACGATTTGTTCATAGCACCGCGGCATATGATCGGTGTTGTTTCTGATGCCACAACCAAACCGCCCTCACCGGGCTTGCTCAAAACAGAACTGAGTTCATCAGAATGCATATTGCCCACTTTGTCTATATGTTGAGTACGTACACATGTTTGTTCATCAGAACAAACGGTAACGATTGACACCCCTAGGAGCTCGGACTTCTCCAAAGGTTTTCTACGCGAGGTTTTCCAG